GCGAATGATGCCGACGGAAGAGCTGCAATGGCGAGACAGCTGATGTTGTACGGTGACAGGGGGAATAATACTCTGGATGGGATTATTCATACCTATGCTCCGCAATCAGAGAATAATACTCGTGCATATATTGATTCCGTATCAAAAAGTACTGGGTTTGGAGCGCAGCAGCGTATTAATCTCCACGATCCTGATGTGTTAAAAACACTGATGGCAGCAATGATTAAACATGAAAGCGGAGCACAGCCGTATACCGAAAATGAACTGAGCGATTCTGTCCGGACGGCCATCATTGACGATCGGTGGAAGGGTTTACGTAGCCCGGAAGTTCTGGCTCAACAGCGATATGATATTATCTCAGGTTCGCAAACTGGAAATCGTGACTCCAGCACTCTTAGTAACCCGAGTGATGAAACTGATATTCTCTCAGGCTCGCAGAACAGAAATCGGGAATCCATCATTCTGAGTGATACGGGTAAGAAAAGTGATGAAAGTGTACTCGGCGACAATCTGGCTAAGTCTCTTAAAGAGGCAATGTCAGAACAACCACTTAAGCTCGAAATCACAATGGTTAATGATAAGGGTGAGCGAAAAACCTATAATGCGGAAAATAATGGCAGAATAACAACGGCCATGAATTACTGATCACTGTCGTCATTTCGTTAAGGAAGAAGTTATGAATGAAAAAGTTTTTGGAGCAAAAGCCATTTAGACTCCAAAGGTTTTTGCGCTTGTTTACCTGGTAATTGGCATTTGCCTCGTTTTTTCTGTTGTCTCAATGAATTTCACGGCGATTACGATATCGGTGGTAAGTGCATTGCTTTTACGTGTGCTTTATGAGTTCCTAATGAACTCATTCAAGGCGTCTGAGCATCTTTACAGGATCGCCGAATCTCTTGACCGTAATGGATCCAGCGATAAATAGATAAGTCATTTCAGTGCATATGTAAACCGCCGACATGGCGGTTTTTTTATTTCCGGAGGCGTGATGCCGTCAATTATCCAGGATGCAATAACTTCTCTTTTTGGGGGAGGTGCCAGCGATGACTGGCAGGGGCAGTTACGGCCCAGCTCATTCAGAGGTGTGCCATTTGCAATTGTTGCTGAGGAAGGGAGCCACGGCCGACGCCAGGCGGTACATGAATATCCCTACCGTGATACAGCCTGGATAGAGGATATCGGGCGGGCAACACGGCGATTTGTTATTCGCGGTTTCTTGATCCAGAACAGCCAGGTTTACGGCGGCGGCGATGCTATCACGCAGCGCCAGTCACTGATTGAAGCCTGTGAACAAAAAGGTAGCGGTACGCTTGTCCATCCGACACTGGGCGAATTAACGGTTTCCATCCCTGAGAATGGTTTGCGTATTTCCGGTTCGATGGAGAACGGGCGAGTATTTGAATTTACCCTGATGGCAATTGAATCAGGGCTTAAAGTGTTTGCTGTCACGGGCAGTACCGTTGCAGGCGCCACGGTGAAAACCAACTATCTGAAACTGGTCAGCACTGCTGTGCTGAGCACGATTGCCAGGGTTAAGAGTGAAATCCGCGGTGTCACACAGGCTATAAACACCATCAGAGGCACGGTCACGTTCTGGACTAACATGGTTGACAGCACCATCAGTCAGGTCACGAATCTCAGCAATGTCCTGAACTCCACGTTCGGGAATACCCGGTACGGACGTTACAGTAAAGGCTCTGTGGGCGGTAGTTCCTCTGCTGTTGCTGGCAAATCGTCAGTTGCTGATGTGGATGATGAGAGAGCACTGGCTGACAAGGTAACAGCCCAGTCGGTAATGGACCGGAAAAATGTTACCGACAGGTCGAGCCAGCTTAGCAGCTCCAACACACCTGATGAGTTTGTCCAGGGCGTCGCCGACGTGGTAAACGCAATTCTTAACAGCGCCGGCAGCGTTAATGACCGAATCACAGCGCTGGAAAAACTGGCTAATTCAATCAGCACGGAGTACCAGCAGTCCGACAGCAGCAAAGCGATTTCGGCGACCATGAACACGCTGATTGTTGTGCTATGTACTGGTGCCATGACCAGTGCCGCTGCGGACTCCAGACCAGCCAGTACAGACGAGGCAGAAGAGTTAACTCAACGAGTTTCTGTGCAACTTGATACGGCGCTGGTTCTGGCTGGAGACCGCGCGGACGATGATATGTATAACGCGCTTCTCGCCGTCAGATCGGCATTCCTTTCTACGATGAGTGAGCGTGCTTCTGGTCTGAGCGAGCTTCTGCAGGTTACTACCGCTCAGCCGCTTCCGGCGCTGACGCTGGCAAACCGATTATACCAGGATGCCACCCGTGCAGATGAACTGGTGCAGGAAGCGCGCGTACCGCATCCGGCGTTTATGCCGACAACCATGAAGGTACTGAGGCAATGAATGCAGACAGCGATCTGGATGTTGTTTCTTTGACGGTCGACGGCAAAATCATCGAGGGGTGGGATTCTGTCCGGGTAACGCGGGGTATTGAGCGTTTTCCCTCTGATTTCGATCTTGGGCTAATGGATTACTTCCCTGGCAACGAAGATCGTCAACTCGTTGAAGAGGGAATGTCTTGTGAAGTTCGTATCGGAGATGATCTGACACTGACGGGATATGTTGATGACTGGGAACCCGCACTATCGCGCTCCCGCCATGAGGTCCGCGCCACGGGCAGGAGCAAATGTCAGGACCTGGTGGATTGCTCAGCTGAGTGGCCTAACAACGTCATTAATGCCAGTAATGCGCTTGAAATTGCTTCTCGCCTGGCATCCTACTACGGCATCACCGTAACCACGGATGTTGATGAACTTGTGAAGGTACCCCAGTTCACTCTGAACTGGGGTGAGTCTCCGCAAGAAGTCATCGATCGGGTGGCCAGATGGTCTGCTCTGCTTTACTACGATCAGCCCGATGGAAACCTGTTACTGACCCGGGTGGGAACACGTCGTGCGGCAAGTGGGATAGCCGAAGGGGTAAATGTCGAGCAGGCATACTACCGCAAATCGATGGCTGACAGGTTTTCAGATTATGTCGGTGTATCAATGAGCGTTTCTCCAATTGCAGGGTATTCGCCTGATACGGCCTATGACGCTGTGACTCTGGCAACGGCGAGAGATCCGGAGGCCGCCCGCATGCGGTACCGAAAACATATATCGATTGTGGAAAGTACCCTGATGGCTACTCAACAGGCACAAAGTGCGATCGACTGGGAAATGAACCGGCGGTACGGACGTTCAAAACAGCTCTCGGTAACCATCGATTCCTGGCGGGATAAAGACGGGAAACTGTGGGAACCAAACACATTGATCCCCGTTGATCTTCCCACCTTACGGTTGCCGAAGACTGAATTGCTACTGGCAGAAGTCACCTATATGCGCGATGACTACGGCACCCATGCACGCATGACGCTGATGCCGCCTGAAGCATTCTCCGTTCAGCCATATGCCTTCTACCAGAACCTGGCGGGATTCAATACATGAAGCAACTATTTAAACATGCAGCGACCAGGATCGCCGGCATGCTGGGGATTGGCCGGATCACGGCTATGAAAGATGGTGGGGTGGTGCAGTCAATCCAGTACCAGACTCCGCTGGAGGTGGCCAGCGCACCGCGGATGGCAGAGTTTGGCTTTTCATCCGGCCTGCCTGCCGGGACTGATGTGGTTCTGGCTTTTATTGGCGGTGATCGTTCCAGCGCGGTGGTAATTGCGTCCAACCATCAGGGGTTCCGTCATACAGGCCTGAAAGCGGGCGAAACGGTCATGTATAACCAGTGGGGCCTTAATATTCTCCTGACGGAGAAGGGGATCTTCCTGGATGCAAAGGGCCAGAATGTTGAGGTCAATAACGCCACTAACGTGACCATCAATGCCAGCCAGGGGATCCTTGCAAATACCCCGATCCTGAGGTGCACGGGTGACATTGTTGATAACTGTGAAACCAATACCCGAACACTGAAAGAGCTGCGGGATGCACATAATGACCATGATCATGTGGTTAAAAATGCCCAGAGTGGCAATGACAATATCCGCAGCCAAAAAACAGAGGATCAGGTGACATGAGTGACATCGCTTCATTCTGGAATGTGGATGAGATGTTTGCTGACTGGCAGAAAGGGCTGGGTGAACTCACCACGGGGAACGATTTACAGACTGCAATACTGGACAGCCTGTTTACCGACAGGCTGGCGCGCGCTGACGATGATTATGAGGATAGCGATCGCCGCGGCTGGTGGGGGGATTCCGGGGAGGAATCCCAACTGGGATCCCGGCTGTGGCTGCTACGGCGGAAAAAACTGACCCCGGATGTAGCAAAAAAAGCGGAGGAATACTCGAGTGAAGCGCTCAACTGGTTAAAGGTTGATGGCGTTGTCAGCGAGGTTATTCCTGTTGCAAGGATCGTCCTGCCTGACCGGCTCAATCTCATTATCCGCTATCAGGCACCGGGGAAGGGCTGGCAGGAATTCAGGTTTTACTGGATATGGGAGCAACGTTAATATGCCGTTTAAACGACCGACGCTGAGCGAACTCCGCGACGGAAACCGGAAATTTATGCAGGCGGAGCTTGAGGATGTTGGTGCGCTCCTGCGCTTCGCGAACCTGAAGGTACTGGCTGACATGGATGCGGGGATGGGGCATCTGCATTACGCCTACCTTGACTATATTGCCCTGCAGACAAACCCGTTTACCTCTACCGATGAGTATCTCGCCGGGTGGATGGCCCTTAAGCAGGTATTCAGAAAACCAGCTGCAGCGGCGAAGTCGCCTGCGGTACAGGCTAGTGGCAGTGTTGACTGTATTATCCCTGTTGGCTCGATCATTAACCGCGGGGACGGATACCAGTACCGGACGGATGCAGATCTTAAAATTCAGGCAGATGGATTTGGTATCGTCGCGGTGACGGCCATACTGCCGGATATTACCAGTGATGTAACGGGTGGAGGCGCGCGCGGTAACGCTGATGCCGGGACCATAATGACCCTGGACGCGAATATTGCTGGCGTGGATCCACAGGTAACGTTACTGTCCGCTGCGACCGGCGGAGCCGATATTGAAACGGAAGAGGATTTTCGCAGTCGTGGCTTGCTGGCATGGCAGAATCCGCCTCAGGGTGGAAGCGACGCCGATTATAAAAAATGGGCGCTTGAGGTTTCGGGCGTCACCCGCGCGTGGGTAAAGCGGCGTCTGAACGGGGCCGGGACCGTTGGCGTGTATATCATGTGTGATCGGAATGACAATGGTGGGTTTCCGGTCGGTACCGACGGAATATCCCAACTTGAGGACTGGGGGGCTGTTAAAGCCACCGGAGACCAGCTCGCTGTCGCCGACCACATCTATCCGCAGCAGACAGACACTGCCATTGTTTTCGTATGTTCCCCGATCAAGAAAGTCATCAATATTGAAATCTCTGGTATCAAAAATGCCGACAGCACCACAGTTCAGGGTATAAAAGACGCGCTGACGGCGCTATTTTTTGATGAGGCTAACCCTGATGGTTCCGGGAAAGTTTACCTCTCTGATATTAACGGGAGTATCGGCGGTGTTAGCGGCACGACGGGCTATATTCTTAACTCTCCGACGGCCAATATCACCTTTGCTGTTGGCGAAATTCCGGTGCTTGGCGGGGTGAATTTTGTATGAGCCTCTTTTCAAAAAATGATTATGCCGGTGCGCTTGGTGCGCTGCTACCGACGGGCAGGGCGTGGCCCCGGTCGCAAAGAACGGTACAGGCTGCGGTATTACGGGCACTGGGCAGCGCGTTTCAGCGTTCTGACAACGATGCGCAAAGCCTGATTACTGGTGCTTTTCCCCCTACAGCGACGGTAATGTTGTCAGAATGGGAAAGCTCTCTGGGGTTACCAGATGATTGTGCGATTGGTGAATCTGGTGGCGTCAGCGATCGCCAGCGTGCCGTGGTGGCAAAGTTAATCAGCACCGGCGGCCTGAACCGCGATTATTACATCCGGGTGGCTGCAGCTCTTGGTTATACCATCACTATCACACAGTTCCGGCCCGCTATGAGTGGCATGTCAGTATGCGGTGATGCGCTTAACGGTGACGAGTGGCCATTTACCTGGCGGATAAATGCGCCACAAACAACGATCAAGTATTCGCTTGCTGGCGCGTCCTACTGCGGAGATCCGCTCGCATCGTGGGGCAATAAACAACTGGAGTGTTCAATCAACAAAATTGCCCCATCCCATCTGAACATCATTTTCAATTATTCATAACTGATATTTCCCCCTCTGATTTTATCGCTTAACACTAAGTGAGGATTAACTATGCTCCGAATCGGGCAAGTCGAAGCCACTGCAACGCAGGATGGCAAATATACTGATGGAAGTGTTGCTGGTGGTATTGCCGCAACGAGGCTGCGGGCAGCAGCGTTTAATGCCATGCAGGAAGAGTTAGCGCATATCGTAGAGTCAGCAGGATTGGCGCTCGACATTAACGATATGACTCAGGTTTTAAAAGCCATTCAAAAACTCACACTGAGCCGTGCAAACCCATTTGCCGATATCAAATCAGATGGTGCAGCGGCGATTTCTACGGCTCTCACAAACCTTGGTTCTAGCGATGGAACATTAAACGGTAGGCTTCTCAATGTGCACCTCTTTACAGCAGGTGGTCAATACACTCCTACAGTTGGCATGAAGTTCATTCTGGCTCACATGATTGCCGGGGGAGGAGCGTCGGGTGGAACGCCAGCGACTTCATCATCTCAGACTGGTGGTGTTGCCGCCGGTAACAGTGGTGCTTACGCATATATCAAAGCATACGCATCTGATATTGGTGCAGGTAAGGCTGTAAGCGTTGGTGCTGGTGGCAAGTC